TCATGGACGAAAAGCATGCTTGGCAAGAATATCACCGCAAATTTTACGATACTATGGTTACGGGCAGTGGTAACAGAGTTCAACCGCTAATTGGTGACTTCACAACCGCTGGAGATGATTCATCAAAGCTTTGGCAGGAGGATTACGATTACGCAACCAAAGTAGCCCGCGGCGACATAAAAGACGAAACGTTTTTTTCATACGTCTTTGAGCTTGACGAAGATGATGAACCGCTTGACGAAAGCAATTGGGTAAAGGCCAACCCAAATATCGGCGTCTCGATCAAAACCGAGTACCTTCGAGAACAAGCGACTAAGGCCCAAGAGTCACCGGCGGCGATGCTTCGGTTCATTCGCTACCACGGAAACCGCAAAGTTAGTAGCGCCGCCCGATTCATCAACCCAGCAGATTTCGACCGGTGCAGGGGGCCGCTATCCGATTGGAAGTCTGCTGATTGCATCACCGCTGGCATCGACTTAGGCGGCCGTGACGACCTCGCATCGCGGGCATCGTGTGCTCGATTCCCACACGATCGCGACGAAGACGGGAAAGACATCTGGCGTTACGAACTAACGACAAAGAACTTCATCGTTGAAGACACGACCCGCGACTTAACTCGGCTGCCGTGGGCCGATTGGATTCACGAAGGGCAATTGAGGCGGGTTCGGTACGTTGTGGCGTCTCTTCGCGACGATTTGCTCTCCGTGGCTTGGGATCAGGGCTGTAAGGCGGTGGCATACGACCCATACAACGCGGCACAACTAGGCGACGAGCTAGCAGAGAAGGGCTTAGAGGTGCTCAAGATGCCTCAAAACGCCTACCATTTTCACGAACCGTTGCAGGAAATAGCGTCCGCAATACGTGAAAATCGGGTAACATTTGACGAGGAAGACGACATTTTGCGATTCTGTTTTTTGGCAATGATGACCAACGAAAACAGCGCCGGCCGCATGATGCCGGACAAAAAGAACAGCGAAGAAAAAATTGACGCGGCAGTCGCTTCGCTTATGGCATTGCGGCTGGCAATGCTTGCACCTTCACGACCGACCGGAAGCCTTTTCATAGCGTAGGGATGCGATGCTGGACTATTTAACGCAGTTCTCCGGACGGTTTCGTCAATTTGCTGGCCGAATCTTTGGGTTTTCGCTAGAAGACCTCGATGAGCGCATGAGTGCTTCAAAGGCGATCAAATACGCTCCGGTATGGTACTGCACGAACAAGATAAGCGGCGACGTCGGCAAGTTGCCAATGGTTGTCAATCGACTCGGAGAGCGTGAGGTTACGCCGGACACGTCACACCCTGCCTATCGGCTTGTCGGCTATCGCCCAAACGTCTATCAGACCGCTTTCCATTGGAAGCAGCAGGGCATGGGGCATGCTCTATTGTGGGGCAATTGGCGGTCGGCGATCATTCGCGACGCAGCAGGAAGGCCGAAAGAGCTTATTCCGCTTTTGCCGGATCGAAGCGACACAGGCCTAGTTGATGGCGAAAAGTGGCACCTTACGATTATCGATCGCGACGACCATTTGAGCCTCTACAACGACATGATTTTGCACCCGGAAAAGGTAATCGCAATTCCGGATGCGGACGTTTTTCACGTTCCCGGGTTTGGCTTCGATGGCGTACAGGGTAAAAGCGTATTCGCGACAGCAGCCGAAAGCTTTGGCACTGGCCTAGCGGCAGAAAAGCAAGTCTTTTCGCTTGCGAAAAAGGGTTTCAGCGGATCGCTAATTCTAGAAGCACCGCCCGGAATGTTTCGCGACGAAGCCGACGCAAAAAAGTTTCTCGATTTTTTCCGCAATGCTCATGACGGCGAAGACAACGCAGGAAAAACTGCAATGTTACGCGAAGGCATTAAGGCGAATATGGTCGCGATGAACGGCCGCGACTCGCAATGGCTTGAACAGCGAAAGTTTCAACGACAGGACGTAATGTTATGGTTCGGGCTGGGGTCCATTCCCGGCGATGGCGATTCGCAAGGATACAACAGCCTCGAAGAGCACAATTTGGAATACCTTACGTCGTGCCTAGACAATTGGCTAACCAAGATCGAGCAAGAGGCGTGGACGAAGCTTCTCACCGAACGGCAGAAGGAGCGTTATACCCACGCATTCACTTTCGACCGCTCGGCATTGCTCAAAGCCGACATGAGCAAGACGGCAGACTTCGCAACGAAGATGGTCATGGGCCGGATCATGTCGCCAAACGAGATCCGCGTGAAATACTTGGCGATGAATCCCTACGCAGGCGGCGACACGTACGACAATCCGGCGATCGATCCGCGATCAGACACCGAACAAGTTCCAGGCGATAACGAGCCGGTCGGACCAAGTAATCGGCGGGTCATTTCGGAGCGTGTACAGCATTTAATCGGCGTCGAGGCCAAGCGAGTAAACGGCTATGCGGCCAATCCGAACAAGTTTATCGGGTCGATCGATCGTTTTTATGGTTCCTGGCGTGATACGCTTGGCGACGTTGTCGAAGAGCTTGGCGGGGACAGAGCCATAGCGGCGGATTATTGCAAGGAATCGCATGAGACGCTGTTAGAGCTATCTGGTACAGTTGGGCCAGGCGATTTAGCCGGTGCCGTTGCGGAGCTTGTAGCGACGTGGACGGGCCGCGCAGAGGCATTAGTTGAGGCGGTTTGCAATGGATAATTGGCAGGTCAGGACGGTTTACGAGCCCGCTAAGTGGCTTGATGAGCACCGCGGCGGCTGGCAGTTCGGCGAAAGCGGTTATCTGGCAGCTTTGGCGGAGCGGTTGGGCGTCAATCAGGCAATCGAGATTGGTGCAGGTGACGGAGGCCAAGATTTGCCGTTAACATTGTTGCCGCTTTACAAGAAAGGCATCCCAACGGTGCTTTTTGAACAAGATGAACTTAGGCAGCAAGCACTAAAGCAGGTTTATCCCCTTGCCGACGTTCGTGGAAAATATGATTTTCCACCGTTAACAACAAATCGATTTGCTGGCGTGGTTGTCGATGTTGATTCAATCGATTTAGCAATTGCATTTGACGTTGTTTACAAAATGCGGCCGGCTTTTATTTGCGTCGAGCATTTTGATGCGGCATATGGCGAAGACACTAGTGGGCACATCCCAGAATGGTTGTGGGGCAAGCGTCTTGAGCGTGGCGGGTTTATTTTGCAGGCCACGGCAATCCAAATATCCGACACATTTAATACAACGATTTGCGGATACAAGCCGCTTGCATTCTCCCGCGTTAATTCTATCTACGTTCGCCGCGACCTATTGCCAGCCTTGGAGGGCTAAACAATGTACGAATTTGACAAAGACTCTGGGGAACTTTTTATCTACGACGTGATCGGCGAAGCGGTTTGGGGGATGATCGATTCCGCTACCGTCATTCGCGACCTGAAGGCACTTGGCAATCGACGGGCGACGATTCGCATCAACAGCCCGGGCGGGTCCGTAGATGAAGGGCGGGCCATTTACAACGCAATTAAGCGACATCCTGGCGGGGCGGACACGATCATCGATTCGGCAGCGTATTCGGCCGCCGGTTACATCGCGATGGCTGGCGAGCGTCGTTTGATCGCTAAAAACGGCATGTTGATGAATCACAACCCTTGGACGTTTACCTTCGGCAATTCGGAGCAATTGCGAAAGACGGCGGACGTTCTGGACAAGTACCGCGACACCCTCGTAGAGGCTTACGCGGAAGCTAGCGGCAAGGACAAAAAGAAAGTCATGGAGGAACTTGACGCCGAAACGTACTACACTGCGGAAGAGGCGTTGGCCGAAGGCTACGTAACCGAGATCGGCGACAGCGTGCTATCGGACGAATCGTGGCACCCGATGGCGTTAGCGATGCGGCAAGCAGCGATGGCCAAAAGTGATAGCGTAAAGCCGCAAGCCGGATCACGGTTCAAGTGCTCAAGACCGATGAAGGCAAGTTTTTTCAAAAAGTAGTTGACAACGCTCTAGCATTCGTTAGAGTGTTACCAAATCGTATTATCTGATTTGTGCGGGCAACTCGTTAGCGGCTCGGCAGGTCGGCGACTTAACCATCGCCACCCGCTCGGGCCGTTTGTCGTTTCTGGGCGGTGGCCTAACACCACTGACAGGAACGAAACCATGCAATGGGACATTAAAGCCCTACGAGAGAAAATGGCCGATGTTGCGGCCAAGTGTGAAGCGATTTTTGAAATCGCCAAGGCCGAAAACCGCGACCTAACCGCGGAAGAGTCGGCGGAAGTCGACAAGCTACAAGGCACCTCGGACAAGCCCGGCGAGATCCAGGCTCTGCAATCGCAGATCGCACGGGCCGAACGATTTGACGCGATCAAAGCGGCCAACGTCGTGGCGAAGCTCGGCGGCCAGCTACCAAGAGGCAAAGAGGGTGCATCGAGCGATGAAGAGCTGCCGCGGATCAGAGTGCCGGCAACCGCAAAGCGATCGACCGCACTCAAAAGCTTTAAAGGGCCGAACGCTACCGAAGACGCTTACCTAAGCGGTCAGTTTCTTTTGGCAACCGTTGCCGGATCCGAGCGGGCCAGACAGTGGTGTCGTGATAACGGCGTCAAAATGGCTCACAGTGGAGACAGCAACTCCGCTGGCGGCTACTTAGTGCCGGACGTATTCGAAAACACGCTCATTGACTTAAAGGAGTCTTTCGGTACTTTCCGACAATACTCCATGCAGTGGCCAATGAGCGGCCCGGTTTCTCAAGTGCCCCGTCGAGTTAGTGGGTTTACCACCTACTTTGTTGGCGAAAACGACGAGATCACAGAGAGTGAAATGTCTTTCGGCCAAATCAAACTGAACGCGAAAAAGCTTGCGGTTCTAACGAAACTTTCAAGCGAACTGAACGAAGACTCAATCATCTCGCTAGCCGACGTCGTGACTCGCGAAATGGCTTACGCTCTGGCGGTCAAAGAAGATTCCTGCGGATGGCTTGGTGACGGCACTTCGGCTTCCGGTGGAATCGTAGGCGTCAAAAACGCATTGGCTGCCGGGTCGATCATGACCGCCACCGGCATTACCACCTTTGCTAACGTGACGCTTGGAAACTTCGAAACTGTCGTCGGAATGCTGCCGGAATTTCCCGGCATCAATCCGGCATGGTATATGAGCAAAACGGCATTCTATGCGACCGCTGGACGCTTGCAGAATGTAGCCGGTGGAAACAACACGGCCGACCTTGGAAATGGTCCGGTTCTTCAGTTTCTTGGCTATCCCGTGCGGTTTATTCAGACATTGCCAAAGGCGGCGGCATCTGCTGAGTTTATCGCCTATTTCGGCGATCTTGCGATGACCGCAACGATGGGCAGTCGTCGCGGTGTGGAGATTCGCAGCGATGCGTCTCTTGGCTTCGCGTCGGATTCGATTTACATCCGCTGTACTGAGCGATTCGACATCGTTGTGCACGAAACCGGGGACGCGACGAACGCCGGCCCGATGGTCGCGCTCAAGCTCGGCTAAAAAGCTAGTCCACTCGCCGCCTCGGGTGGACCCGGGTGCGGCCGGTGATGAGCCGGCCGCACTTTTTGAAAATCACACACACAATCAGGAAGCAAAAAGATGAAACAAGCACAATCCCAACAGCGATCTCTTTTAATTTCGCCGCAAGTCTCGACGGCTACCGTATCGGCCGCCTTCGATACGCTCGGAGCCGATTACGCAACGATCCAAGTTGCGGTCGGCACTAGGGCAGCGGCGACGCAATCGTCTAGTGTGACGATCGCAATCACCGAAGCGGACGCAGCGACCGGAAGCTATACGACCTTCAACTCGGAGCTGTCGAAGGCGGTAGCAATCGGAACTTCTGCACAAGTCGCCGTCTTTCACGTGAATCTCGACGGAACGCGAAAGCGGTTCCTCAGAGTGCTGAGCACGCCCGGCACGGTTGCGACGGCTGACGCTGTTGGTATCGCGGCAATCGGCGTTCTAGATCCGGAGATCAGGCCAAGCGGCACGACCGGACAGGGCAACGTAGTCGTCGTGGCCTAAGTTTACCAACCACCCGAGGCGCTAAGTGGAAACGAAAGAAGTAAAGATCACGGGCTGCATGACAGCCCCGCGGTACGTCAACTGTTTTTGCAGAAATGTAATCGACGCAGCATTTCGAAAAACAGGAATCCCGCTACAGGTTAGCGGCGGCGTGTTTTACGGGCAGTGTATGCAAAAAATGCTAGAGCAATCGATCGAGGCCGGCGTAGACGTCGCGGTTACAGTCGATGGCGACAGCGTATTTACCGCATCGGATTTGATGCAGGTCGTGCAGACGTTGGTCAACACCGAAGCGGATGCGGTTTCGTGCTTTCAGGCGAGACGGGGCGATGCGGTTGTCCTGACATCGCTACGCGAAGGCAACAAGCTCGAAATCGGTGACGAGCCGATCAGAGTTGCGACAGCTCATTTCGGCTTGACGGCAATCGATTTGCATAAGCTCAAGAACGTGCCGAAACCGTGGTTTATTTGCACGGCAGACGAACGTGGGGAGTTTGGCGACGGTCGAACGGACGATGACATTCATTTTTGGCGACAATGGGAAAAGGCTGGCAATTCGTTGTATTTGGATCCAAAAGTAAGGATCGGACACCTCGAAGAAATGATCGTGATACACGACCCGACGACGTTTGAGGCGAAGCACATTTACCCGAATCAATGGGTTAAGGAATGTTTGTAGAACTTAAAGCCGATTGGCGGCGTTTTTCTGCTGGGCATCGCCTCGACAGCGAAGTTATCGGCGGCGGGGTGGCGGATCTATTGTGTCGGATGAATTTGGCGGAGGTAGTGAAGGATGCAAACGCTAGCGAACTTGCAAGCGACCGAGCCGGCAACGGGACCGAGCGTTCGCGTCACGATCAAGCCGACGAACGACCCGGTCACGATCGAAGAGGCGAAGCGTCAACTCAACATCGCCGCAAGCGATGAGGCACACGACGAGCGGCTAGCCGATTTGATCCAAGAGGCAACGGAGACTTGGGAAGCGGACACGCATACCAAGATGATTACGCAAACGATCGAGCATGTCCAAGAGCGATGGGAGCCGAACATACGGCTAAGCTTTCGGCCGCTTCAATCGGTTTTGTCGGTTAAGTATCGCGACAGTTCCGGAACGCTTCAAACGGTTTCGGCGAGTGATTACAAGCTTGACATCCCAAATGCTCTCGTCAGGTTTCGACGACAGTACACGGTGCCGACCTATCAGGAAGAATGGGACGCATGGCAGATTGTTTACGTCGCCGGCTACGGAGCCAACACGACCGACGTTTCACAACTGGACCGCGGAGCAATCTTGATGCTGGTCGCACACAAGTTTGAGACGCCGGACATGCTCTACTCGACGGCGATTTATGACGATTCGCGATACGCCCAGCTTGTTTACAAACGAATGAGGGCCACGTATCCATGACATACCGCCCGGGCAAAATGTTTCGCGTTGGTCAGATGCGTGATCGTGTTACCGTCAGCACGGAAGGCACGACACAAGACACGGCAGGGCAGCCGGTGGTTTCGCTTTCGTCTTGGCTTGTCGACGAGCCGGCAA